GTTGTGAGGACCTTGATTATTCTCCAGTCGTTGCTGGGTATTGTATTCTAATAAATTATAACTAATTGAAAAGAAGCTAATAAATCATTATACGGTTAAATATAACGATATACTAGTAAATGTAAAAGAAAAGAAAAATAAAACACCTTCTAAGGTGAAACTAAAAATAAAAATAAAAAGATTTAACAGTAAATCGTTGTTATGTTTTGTTGTTGTTGTTTTTGATGTTAATAAATAAAATCTATTGGCCATTGGCTGCTTCAAGGTTTCAAGTTTTCACTTTACGTAGTGCCCTTTCTGGTCAGCCTTGAAGCCAGTAGGTTGCGTAAAGGATGGAGTTTTAGAGATAGAACCCCTTCAAACTATATGTTGATAAAATAAACGAACTAAAAGTATACTGATTTAGGTTTGTTTTTGTTTTTGTATTGATTTAGATCTGTAATTGTGCTTTTAGCACAGATGTTTACTTAATTTGTTTTTTCGATTTGACGGTGTGTATAACGACAATTTCGTCGTCTTCGTCATTCTTGTCGTCCAATGTTGTTGACCATCCATCTGGGTATAATGCTTTGCCTGATGCGTTTTGAAGTTGTGTAGTCCAAGGTATCATGTAAAAATTCCACATGCGTGTTTCGTCTCCGAAAGAAGCGTACACGGAATAGTCTAAGCCTAGAACTTCGCTTGTATTTGTTGTTGTCAATATTCTAAATGATGGAAAGCCAAAATAATTATTTGAAAAAAGTCCTTGTGTTTCTGCTTGTGATAGTAGTTTCGACGAATGTTCTGTCAAAAAAGGAAGTTTGAATTCTATCCACTGATTAAAGTCGCCATAGGCTATAGCTGAGCTAACGCCTGTATCATACTGATTGTCTACTCTTGCGCCATTATTATAGAGAGTTCCATAAAAAGCTGTTCTAGGATAAGCTCTATCATCTATATAAGGTATTTGATCGTTAATAATTTGTATAGAACCTACTTGTGGTCTATAACCTGCTGCTGTTGAAACTCTAACGAAAACCTTAAAATTGATAGAACCACGCCAGTTACGAAACATATGAGCACAAAAAGACATCATGCCTAAATGCCCAAAAATAAAATCGCCTGAACGTATTGTAAGTTGAAATGGTTCTATGCCTAATTGTGCGTCTGGTGAAAAATGTGCGCCAATCCAAGCACTGTCAAATACGTGTCTTGAAACTGGTATGTAACGCTTGCATGTTTCTCTAAGTGATCGATATGTCTCGCCAAAGTGTGGATTTTTTGGATCTGCTGTGTACATGTCTTTGGGTGCTAAAGTAGCGAAATTCGCTTTATTATCTCCTAGTATACTAACCTTGTTAGGGTCAATAACTTTACTAATGCCTGGTTTGAGTGTTTTATGAGGTGTTGCTCGTTGTGTTGCGGCTACTGTTGGTTTAGGTTTAGATGAAGTATTTGGTGTTGGTGCTGGTAATTCTTCAACTACACTTGTTTCAACCTCTTGTGTTATTTGATCTGCGCTAGTCACTCCTACTGCGTCGTTGGTAGATTGAGCATGTGCTCTTTCTGCTGCCAAGCCTTCGAGAAAACTTGCTCCTCCTGGTCTAGGTGTAGTAAATTCTGAGCCTACAACGCTGACAAAAACTTTAACAGTGACTGTTGGTGCACTGCCTGTTACTGCCTGCAATTGATTAAGAACTACAAAATATAGTTGGCCAAGTGAGTCGTTATTCTTGAGATCTAAGTAGCCTTTGAAATGTTTGTATGGTATTCTAAGTGTTGCTACTGTGCCATTAGCTGGATCGAGCATAACATGGTCGTTTGCTATTACTCGAGCTGCTGTAATTCGTTCTAGTGAAAGTGCTTTCGGTATTTGACTAGGTACGTATGCCATTAATAATCTGCCTTGATGATATCTTGATGCTGTAAGTTGTACGTGTATGTCTACGTATTTACAACGCCAGAATGAAAATCGATTGAATGGTACTGAAATTATGTCATTTTGAAGTAAGTCTGATATTACATCAGTAACTGTGGTTCCATTGAGTGTTAAGATTGTGTTTGGTGTGTCACTCAAAGCCCAGGATACTGATCCGACTAAATTCTTTCTAGACAACATTTGTGGTAAATTCCAGCTCATATCTTGATTTTCAAGATGTGCTCTAGCGTTAAAAACGTCTGTCGATGATCGATCTACTACTATAGGTTGATTTTGTTCCAAAAGACCAACTCCTCCTACTTGACGTAAGTTAAGTTGATTCTCTGAAATACTTGATTGTTCGCCTGATTGTGCTATTGGTCTAGCTCTGGATCGTTGT